CTAGGCCATCCTTCCATCTTGTCTAAATCATCAGGTGCAATATTTAGCGTTTCTAACTGCGCCTCTAAATCATCACGATTTTCGTGATTACATAATTTACATCTTCTTCTGGTTACGATACTAACATCTCCTTCCATGATTTCTTTACTTCTTTCTTCTTCTTCTTTTCACTAGGAGGGGTATATCCCTTTAGATAGACTGGGCCTTTTGGCGACCTTCTACCTACTTTACCTGTGGCTACGAATAAACTCTTAACCATTCCTCTAGTTATATCTAATGAATATCCTTTTATTTTACCTAGTAACTCTTTATCAACGCCATACACATCTTTTATTTTCTTAGATTCAGCAGGGCTTTCTGCAATAAAGGATAACCTATCCTTAAACAACCTAGCGATTTGGCTATCTCTAATATTACCTGTTTGTGGATTTACACCTTGACCTATATCAGTAGATGTACCTAATAGATTTAGAATAGTTTCTCTAATGTCTGGTATATCATATAATTCGTTAGCAAGTCCTCCTCTTGCTACTCCTCTTAATATTAGTTTTATGTGGTCTACTTCTACATCATCAACCATATCTTCTGCGGTTTCCAAAACAGATAGTAATCCTACCTTAATATCTTTACCAGAATCACCATCCGTTGAAAACAACGCTTGCCACATAGGGGGTTTTGACTTGTTCTTATCTTTCTTATAGTAGGAAGAATCTACTGCCGGAATATCTTCTTCAAATCTCTTGTTATCAAATACTTTAGCCTTAAGGTTTCTGAATTTAACATAATCAGGAGTTCGATAATGACCATAATATGTTGTAGTATGTTTCTTTTCATCATACGCAGCAGTTTTCTTATTGACTCTTCTATACATTGGAACAGTAAATGGAATATTTCTTGGGTCTGCATCAGTATTAGCAATATCTTCAAGTTGTTTTTTTGCACTCATAACGTCATCTTTGAATGTTTCAGTTAGTAATGCATTATCTCCTACTATGTTATCTATTTCTTTCAAAAGTTTTCCAATGCCTTCATCTTCACTTACAGGGTTTTTTGCCTGTGGTCTTTGTGCTGTTGGTAATCCATGCTTAGAGATAACCTTGAAAAGATTCTCTCCTCCCTTTACTCCCATTTCTTTTGCACCCATGCCTACGCATGATGCTTTCCATTTATTGTAAACAGACTTAAACTGCTCAATATCAAAGGTTTGAGTAACAACTACATCATCGCCTTTGTCATTAGTCATTCTGACTGTTCTTTTTGATTTCTTAGTCTTTGGCAATCTCTTCATCCTCCTCTTCCTCTTGTAGAAGGTTTTTCTTATCTACCTTCTTTCCGTATCTTATATTGAATAGAGGGTTAGAACCATGACCACCAAAGGAGACTGCTCCACCTTCTTTAATTATGTTCCACCACTTCATTACCATTCACCTATGAATACATTTTTTCTAGCCAATGCCTTTCTAGCGTTTGTTCTCATTCCTTGACAGGCTTCACTTCTGGCTACTCTATTGGTTGGAAATCCTGTGGAAACTATGAATTTAACTTCGCTCATTTTAGCGGGTAATTCATCTCCTGTATATGTTGCTCTAAACTGGAAATGTCCCTTTTTAGTAACAACGACATCATCAACTACAACACCATCTAATTCTTCTAGGCAACCTTTTAGTTCCTCAAGTTTCTTTTTAGAGACATATTTGCCTCCTCTCTTAAGGACTGACCACCATTTCATTTTAATCACTCTAATTCTTCTATTCTAGCAAGTGCATCAGATACACTACGAAGTTGTTCTTCAAGATTCTTAACTTGTAGTTGCCTTGTATTGCTATAATGCATTTCTGCTTCATCAACCATTTGGTCAACCAT